TCACTCAACTCCCGAATTTTGTAAAAGTAGCGACACCAAATGTGCCGTACCACGCAAGCGTCACAAGCCCCTTAGCAAGGGTGGGCGCGGAACCGCTCCACGACCAAGAGCTGCCAAGAGTGATCGTTGCGGACCCCGCCAACGCCACGACGGTGATCCACGCTTTAGTGTTGGAGCCGTTATTGACCGTGAGCGTGCCGCCACTGGCAAGGCTCATAGATCGCGCCGATGTGTCTGACACGGTGGTTGCCGCGACGACGGTCTCAGTCGTCGTGATTGATCCCGCGTCACCAGTACCGGGGATGAGCTGAGGTTTCCCGCTGACTCCGGTCCAAGGCACTGCACTCGCCGAGTTCGCCGTAGTAGCAGAGTCGGCCTTTGCCGCACTCGTTGCCTTGGCGTTGATGCCAAGGTAAGTCTTCGCGGCATCCGTTTTGGCCAAGTACGTGCTCGCGGCATTGGCCGTCGTCAGGTAGCTCGCGAGCTCCGAAGCCATTGCCACGCGGTACTTGCCGCCGGTGCCGTGGACGATCCACAGCTGATGCGTGTCCTCCGCCCAAATCGGTTGGGCCGGCGTTTCCGCGTCGCCGCCATAGGCAGAGATCTTCGCCGCCGTGTCGTAGTTGATCCCAAATGCTGAGTAAGCCATTACGGCAACCTCCCCATAGAAATGCCCTTGCCCGTGAAGTAGGCAGGCTTGCCAGTGATGCCCGCCCACGTCGTCGTGCCTGCGGGGCCCGTCGCGCCCTTTAGACCCGTGAAAGCGAAGGCGAATGTCCTTGCCTGAGCGGTCCCGCCCACCGTCACTGTCACCTTAGGCGTGCCCGTTGTGGCGTCAACCGTAGCCGTTGCACCAGTGATAGTGGCGTTGGCGCCATCAGCTCCGTTGGCTCCTGGATCGCCCGTGTCCCCCTTTTGCCCCTTCAAGTTCTTGAACTCAAAAGCAAACGTTCTTGCAAGCGCCGTGCCGCCAGAGGTGACTAGTACGGAAGGCGTACCGACATTGGCGTCAACCGTGGCGGTAGCTCCCGTGATGCTCGCCGATGCGCCAGCCGCACCGTCCTTGCCGTCGGCGCCTGGAGCCCCAGGCGTACCTGGGGTGCCCGGGTCCCCCTTCGGCCCCTTGATGTCGCCGACGTCCTGCCATGCCGAGCCATTCCACGAGTAGAGGTGCGTGCCGACCATGTAGGCGTCGCCGAGCTGACCAGCGGGGTGCTGCTCCTGAAGCTCGTCGAGCGTCGGGAAGCTCCCCTTGATAGAAAGCGGCGCGCCCGTCTCACCCTTGGGGCCGACATCACCTTGATCGCCCTTCGCCCCCTTGATGCTGGCGAGCTTCGCGCCCACGGTGAAGGTGCTACCCGCGATTGCCGTGATCGAGAAGACCTCGCCGTCGGGGTCGATGACCGTGTCGCCCACCTTGATGTTCGTCTGGGGTGTGAGAGAAGTGATCGCCGCTGTGCCGCTCGCGCTCATGTTGACAGACGTCAAGCGCATGGCGTAGGCCGCCGTCTTTGCAGACTCTGCTGCCGCCTGCGCGGACTTCGCCGCTTCGCTCGCCTTGGTGCCTGCCTCCGTCGCCTTGTTCGTCGCCGTGGTTGCCGCAGTCTCGGCCTTGCCCTGCGCCGTCACGGCCGCAGTCTTTGCTGACTCCGCACCGCTCTTGGCCGTATCGGCTCCCGCCTTCGCAGTCTCTGCCGCTTTCTGTGCACTCGATGCGGCGGTAGCCGACTTGGCTGCGGTATCAGCCTGCGCCTTCGCGTTGGCGGTCTGCGTAGCGCCTGCCGTCTCGACCGCCTTGACCTGAGCCGCACCTGCTGCGTTGACGGCACCGACTTGCGTAGAGCCAGCAGTCTCCACAGCCTTGACCTGCTTCTGGCCTTCAGCCGTGACGGCGGCGACCTGCGTGCCGCCCTCCTGCGTAATGGATGCAAGAGCAGCCTGCCCCGCTAGCTTTACCGCCTCAAGCGTTTCAGACGACGATCCCGCCGCACCAGACGCGATCTCAGCGTAGTGCTTGGAGCTATAGAGGTCGCCTTCGACAGGCGTGCCCATCTGCGTAGCCCACTTCTTTGCTAGCGTGGCGCTCGAACCCGCGGATGTCGCAGAGCCCGCCGCACTGGTCTTCGCGGACTGAGCGGACGCGTTGGCAGACTCTGCTCCTGCCTGCGCGGCCTCCGCACGACGAGCATTCTCTGCGCTCGCCTCCGCAGAGTTTGCAGCCTTCTCCAGCGTGCCGTCATCGACAGCGCCCGCCACCTTGTCAACCGCAACGATGTGGTCCGCCACAGTCTTGATGTTGCCGCCCTCGGCAGTGCAGTCCTGCGCAGGCTCATCCGTCAGACGACCGGCAGAGAATTTTGCAGGCGTACACTTGCCGCCTGTCAAATCGCCCGCGACAGCGCCGATCTTGTCCATGTTGGCGGACACATCCTTCACGTCATCGATGTTCGTCGATACGGCGACGACGTGATCCTTCATGTTGGCAACCGTTACGATCTCGGTGGCGATATCCGCGTCGGTGACGACCTGATCCTTGATCAAGGCGACGGTCTTATAGGCCTCGAGGTTCTCGGGCGCAGCCGCCGTACCGATGTCGTCAAGTGCTCCTGCCACTGCCACGGTCTCGTCCTTGATGGACGCCACCGACTTGACGGACTCGACGTTCTGCCCAACGGTCTTGACCGTCTCGATGTTGTCGGCCACGGTCTTGATCTCGTCCTTGAACGGCACGATGACGGTCGCGGCTTCGGCGTAGGCCTTCGTCTGCTCCTCGGACTTCTTCGCCTCTTCGGCAGACTTCTCGGCCGCGTCGGCGAACTTACGGGCGTCGGCCTGAGCGGAGAGGAGCTCTTCGGTCAGGTCCTCGGGCGTCTTGTCCGCAGAAGCAGGCACACGCAAAGAACGACCGACCTCCTCCTTCAACTCCTGGATGAGCGCGATCGCTTTATCGGCGGACTCATTGAGCGTCGTCGGAAGGAAGCCGTCGTGGTTGGTGAGCACCATCTGCTGATCGGGCGTAATCGCCGACAAGATGGACAGACGCAAGCCCTCCGCCAACGGGGAAACAAGCGTGACGGTGCCGCCCGCCTTCTCGCCCTGGTTGGCATTGAGCTTGACAGTGTAGTCGGTGCCGAACTTAAGTGCCTCATCCTGCGCGCTGGCATCAGCGGACTCGGACCGAACCGCCTTCACGTCTTCTGGTCGGAAGACCTTGAACGCGAAGGTGTACGCGGAGACGAGCCCGGTGCCCACGTACGGCCCTGCTCGGCGTGTGATGTTTTGTACTGACATGGCAAAAATCCTCGCAATGCCTGTACTTTGTCACACGCCTTTTCTCTCATGCACCCACTACTTGGAGTGCCCGGTGAGAAGCGCAAGCGGATTATCGGTCTCGTCGTTGTAGAGCGCGTTGGCGCCGGAGATCGCGCGGTTGATCGGCGTGACCGGATACGGCGCCATGGTTCCACCGAAGCTCACCCACGCCTTCACGTCTGCCTCGGAGACCTCGCCGTTCTCGATGGCGTGCACCGTCGCGTTGTAGGCTCGACCGAAGTCGGTAATCTTGCGAAGACCCGACGGGCCGCGGTAGCCATAGTCAGTGGTGAGATAGGCCAGTTCGCGAACGCCCACGAGAAGACCGAGATTGAAGGAGACCACGCTCGAGCCGGACGCCTTGACGGCCTTCTCAAGCCAATCGTCATCATCCTCTCCGAGTGCGCTACCGATGGCGCTTCGCAGGAACCCTTCGATGACTGGCTGCATGACGAGCACCATCAGGAGAGTGCCCGCACGCTTGAACCCCTTCTCCGTCTTGAAGCTCACGGCGGCAAGGTTGAGCGCCGTGTTGAAGAACGTGTAGAAGACCGTGAAGAGTTTCGACCAAGCGCTCCCTCGCTCAATGGCCGACAAGTCCGCCAAGCTACCGGACCCCTGGGAGTTCTTAACCGCACGGTCCGCGATCAGGACCGCCATCTCCTCGCCGTTCCGCTCCGCCAAGGCCTTCTCATACGCGCCAATCCAAGTGGGGAGGTCGACCGCCATCTGCATGACGGAGAGCGGCATGTACGCAAGACGCATCATTCTGTCCTTCAGCTCCCCCTGCCCGCCATTGAGTTTCGCCTGCACTTCGGTGAGTTCTCGGAACTGGGTGCGCATGCGGTTGCGCATCATGGTGGATTTCCCTGCCACAGCCTTGTACGCGCCGCCAGTAATGCCGAGGCGGATGAATTCACTCACGCCTCTTCCGGCCCACTTAGGCCCGAGGTAGGCAACGGACTGCGTGAAGCCCACGAGCTGGAGCGCCGCCGTACCGAAATTCAAGCCGACACCGGCAAGAGAGACACCGCGGCGCAGTTCGTTCGGGATCATGTCCGAAGGCGAAGTCTGACCGTGGTTCCCGTTGCGGCAGTCCTTCACCCAGTCCTCGAGCGCCTTGAAGTAGCGGGCGCCGTAGTGCTGATGGACGGCCTGCGCGAACGCACCTTCCTTCTTCAGGAGCTTGCGAGCGCTGTTGACGAACTCAGCCCACGCGATGTAATGGATCTGCTCATCCAACCCTTCGAACATGGCGCGACTGGTCATGACGAGCGGCTTGTCGAAGTGTTTGGCTCGCGACTTCGACCACCCGTCGGCGACACCGCCTGCGCCCATGAGCGGCTTCAGGTCCTCCATGCCCTGGATCTCGCCCACATCCTTCCCGTGGAGACTGGACTCACGGTCGTACGAGATCGGGTAATATCCGCCCGTCAGGGTGCGAACGCCTTCGGGCGTAATCACGCGGACTGCCGTCGGCTCGACCCAATCCGGCTCGCGCCCCACGATGCGTCTGTACGTTTTGCCTGACGACACCTTGATGTCGTCAAAGAGCGTCCAGATGGCCTCTGCCGCCTTGTAATGCTCTTCCGTCAGATACTCCGCAAAGAACGACGCCATGAGCTGATCGGCTCTCGCCTGAGCTTCGGCGAGCTTCGCTTCGTAGGACGGATCACTCTTGTCCAAGCCCTCAAAGAACTTGTAATCGGTGTGGTACGTCATCGTGGCAAGCGCACGCTGACGATTGCCTTCATTGCCGTAGTTGAGGAGAAGAACGAACACTTCCTGCGTGGTGAACGCATGGTTGAAGGTTTTGCTCGTCTTGGCCTTCAGGTCGGTCAGAGACTCCTTCAAAGGCCTAAGGATCTTGTCGAGCTTCATGGCGTACTTGGCCTTGAGCTCTTCCTCCTTCGTAACGCACTTGTCGGAGGGGTAGATGAAGAGCTTGGCGAGGAGTCCTTCCCATCCGCCTTCGAGCGTCGCCACAAGCCTGGCCGCTCTTGCATGCACGAGGCCGAAGCGTTCGACCATCTCTGCGAAGCGCTTCGACATGCCGAGCTGTTCGTGCCACTTCTTCGCGTCGCGGCCGTGCGCGACAGCGGTCTCCTGCACCACCTTGGCAGCGCGCTCTAGCGTGTCCTCGAGAAGCTCGTTGCCCATGACGGTGGAGATATGCTTCTCTCGACGAGCTTGAGCCTCCAGCAACTGGATCGCATCGATGAAGCTGTTCATGCCACCAACAGTCTCAAGCGCAGAGGTGTCGCGGTCCGCGATAGCCCGCGTCATGTTGCTCGTGATTTCGAGCCCATGTTCAAGCTCGTTCTCGAGCTCCTTCACCTTGTCATAGAAGGAGGCGTCCGGATCGTTGACGTGCACGTCCTTCGCGTCCACGAAACCCATGTTCACAAGCGCACGTTGGAGCACTTCGAGAACGCGCGTATCCATGGCGCGATGCGTCGCAACCTTGAACTTCTTGAAGCCGCGCACAGACTTCGCGATGCGCATGAGAGACTGCCGTGCGTGCTTGGCTAGCGCCGCCTGGTAGAGCTCCTGACGCTTGAACTGGATGGCCTCCGCCACGGCGCCCTTCGCCCACGCCTTGCGCGCGTTTCGGGCGGCACGGTTGGCCGCACGGGCGAACGAAGCGGGCTTGAGGCCGGCGATCTTCATATCCTGCACAACCGAATAGGCGAACGCATCGATGGCCTTGCTTTCGGTACGCGCCTGCCCGTTGAGCGCTTTCTCCATCGCGGCGAGCTCCGTGGAAACCACCTTGATCTTCGCATCGTTGAACGTCGCGGCGTCAGCCATGTCGCGCATGGTCGACTCGTCGGCGAGCTCAGGGGATTCCTCCACCAGGCGCTCGACCGTCAAGGCGTCGATGGCCGCTTCAGGGTCGAGATGGGCAAGAAGGTCATCTACCATTTCGTTCGAGTTGGGGTAACCGAACGCCTGCGCAATGTCCTCGAGTTTCTCGGGCTGACGGAAAGACTGGGGCGAAGCGATGCGGGCTTCATGGAGCTTCTTGATCTGACGCGGCGTATAGCCGACCTGTCTCAGGTCTTCGAAGGCGAGCTTCCATCGGATCTTCTCCCCGTCTTTCTCGTTGCCGTTCACCAGAGAGTTCCACGCGTGGTAGACGCGCGTCTTCTTGAACTCCTCCGAGACCTGCGCACGAATCTCTGCGATGCGCCCCTTGCGCTCCTTCTTCAGTTCGCGCACGAGCTTGTTGCGCATGTTCTTGACAACCTTCTGCAGGCGGATGTTGCGTGCGGTGAGCTCGGCCTCGGCCTGCGCGCCGACTGCCTGCTGCGCCTCCTGATAAGCGATCCACTCCTCCGTCGAAAGACCGGACTCGTCCTGCGCCGTAAAGAGGGGCTGCGCTGCCTGTCGCGCCATCGACTCCATCACGTCCTCCTTGGCGACGAACATGGCGTCGAACATCGCCTTCACGTCGTCATTGAGCGCGGACCCGGGGACGTTCTCCGCCACGGTATAGATGTCCTGAAGCCAGCGGCCGTACTCTCGGAAGGCGAGCGTGAGCTTCTGGGACGGCGCTTCACCTTCGAGCATGTACGCCTCGAACGTGCGGGCGAACTTCTCATGCGCCGCGCGCTGATCCTCAGGCTTCATGGCCGCCCACGTCTGCACGTCCTTGACGCCGAGCCAGGTGAGGGTGTCGTTCACGGACTGCACATACGCCTTCATGTCGTCAGGCATGTCCTTGTTCTGCATGACGTCCGCCGCGATCTGCGTGCGCATGTCGAGGAAAAGATGCCCCGTCTCGTGGAGAAGCGTGGAGCGATCGGCGCCATTCCAACGGGCGACGGTGCGAAGCGACGGAAAGTATTCGCCGTTGACACCGTTCTCTCCGTTGCCCATGACGAACTTGCCGCCGTACTTTTCCCACAGCGCCTTAGGAGACATATTCACCTGACGTGCGATGTTCGCCACCTGCGTCTGGATGAGCGCCTGCAGGTTGCGCGCCTCCTCCTTCGGCACCTTGAGCGCACGGATGCCGTTGCCAACGATACGCCCCACCTCGGAGAGCTCGTCTCGGAACGCTTTGCCCGCCGCCTGCGTCGCCTGCTGCTCGACGGCGCCCTTAACGTCCTTCACCTCCTCCATGGAGAGGGAGCCGCCGACCGACATGAGTTCGAGGACGGACTCGTCCTCCTGCACCATCGCCTTCACCTTGCCGATCGGCACCTTGATCGTCCCGCCCGTGGCGAGCGCCTCCGGCATCTGCTGCGCCACCTCAGGAACACTGGAGAACTTCTTGTCGAGCCCCCGCTGGTGGAAGGAGTTCGCATCGAACTCGATCGCCTCAACGCCCGCTCGTCGCGCCACTTCCTGCTCGTAAGCGGCGGCAGTCTCGGGATCGAGCTCGTCGACAGCCGACTGCGTTTCGCTCAGCTCCTTCATGGCCTCGGCGTTTCGGCGAGCACGCTCTTCCTCGCGGGCAATCGCGGCGCGCGCCTTCATACCCGTGGTGAAGACTTCGACCGGCGCGGTGAACTGTTCGCCCACCACTTCCGCCACGACATCCGCCCACGACGAGATCTCGCCGTCGGAAAGGAGCTGGCCCGCGGCTTCGCCCATGCCGCCCATCGCGCCCTGCACGGGCATCTGCAGGGCCATGTTGGCGAACTCGCGCTTGTACGCCGAGTCGAGCATCTGACGCGTGGCAGACTTCGGCACCATGGAGACGCCTGCCAATCCGATCGACGCCGCGTCGAAGAGCGCCGTCGCCGCAGCGTGCTTCTCTGCGCGCTTGACGGCATCCGTCAGCATGTCTCGCTTCGCGGGATCAAGATAGGCCGAGGCAATCGACTTCGGATCGGTGAGGTCGATGCCTGCATCCGCCAAGTTCTCGAGTACGCTCGCGTTTTTGTCCATGGAGTAGGAGAGTCCGAACGTGCCCGCCATCTGCGCAGGGACGCCAGCGCCGCCGAGCAACGGAAGCGCAAGCAACGCGGGCGCATTCTGGGTAAACGAGCTCACACCCAAGTCGGCAAGGATCGTAAGAGGATCTTTCGCCAGTGCGCTCATCACCCCCGAGAAGGAGTCCTGCGCCATCATCTCCTGCGTCACCTGGGCGCTGGGGAAGAAAGAAGCGTAGCGTGTGAGACGCGCTGTGCGCTCGGACGCCTTCTCGATCTGCTCCGCGATGCGGGCCTTCATGCCCTCTTTCCCCACCATGAAAGCGGCGAGCCCCACTTGACCCGTCTCGTCTTCTGCAGTGGCAAAACGGTACGCCACGTCCTTGCCCTGCGCGATCTCGTCTTCGATCTCTTGGATGCGGCGGAGCTCCTTGGAGTACGCCTCCGCATCGGAAACCGAACCGAAGAACGAGGTTGCATCGCCAGAGAAGCTGTTGCGAGTGAAGGCGTTGCGAACCGTCCCCCAGATCGAATCCTTCTCGCCCGCATCGGGCGCCATTGCCCAGATCAGCTTCTCACGAACGCCCATGGAGGAGAGATCGTTCTTGACGAGATTGGCAAAGGCGGGTTCGGAGAGCTTCTCCATGAGGGTCGGGGCTTCGGTGTACATCGTCGCCCAATTGACCGCCCGCGCCTTCTCGGCCGCCTCTTCTGCCGGCGTAAGCGTCGGCGTCTCTTCAGGTGTCATGTCGAAGACACGCGCCTTGCGAAGCCGCACAGCCGCCTGCTCAGGCGTCTCAGGGTCCATGAGCGCCTGCTCGTAGTCGGTCTGAGCCTGCGCCGCGCCATCCTGCGCAATCATGCGCTCAATGAAATCCATCAGTTACCTCCGTCGTCAAAACCGTACATATACGTCGTCTGGTGCCCGAGCCAAGATGGGCCCGTACTGCCTTCACCGACCTGACCGCCGGCGCGCGCCATGAGGTAGTAGCGCAGACGGGCGACCTGCGGCATCGGGCTGTTGCCGTGCTTCGCCTTCCATGCAGTGTCGATCTTCTTCATCAAAGGCTCGTCGAAACTCACGTTCGGCGGGATCATCACGCGAAGCCGCTGATCCCCGAGCATGATCTTGGTGAGGACGTACTGCATCTCCTGCTTCGTCGGCTTACGCTCCTGGCCGATCTGTTTGAGCCAATGCTCAGCCGTCTGCTCGACGACCTTATAGGCATCCGTCATGCCGTGGTTCGGCAAATCGTCCATTGTGAGCATGCTCGCCACCTTGTCCGTCGAGCCGAGCAGTTCGGAGACGGGCGTGATCTCGCGCATTGCGAGATTGATCCGCTGCCCCACTTCGATCTCGTTGAGCTTCTTGCCCATCTCTTGCCCTTGCAGGCTCAGGACTTCCTGCATCTGCGCCAAGTAGGCATTGGCAACGTCCGGCGACTCTTCCCTCAGCTTCACGTACTCGGGGTTTCGCTTAAGCGCACGTTCAATCGTCTCACTGCTAATGACGAACGGGTCCTGTACCACGCCCATCGCGGCAAGGCGCTTGCGTGCCGCCTCATCGTCGGCCGCGTAAGTCGAGCCCTGCTTGAGGCTGAAATACCTCGTCAGGATGCGCTGACGATCCTTTCCGTTGAGCTGGTTCAGGTAGAGCGTCAGCTCGTCCTCAGACATGGACACGAGGAAACGGTCATCGCTCAGCTTGCCAAGCGCGCGCGGATCAGAAGCGAACGTATCGCTCTGGTAATGTGCAGCCAGCTTCTGCACCTCGGCGGCCTCGTTCACGTCAAGCCGCGCCACCAGCTCCTGCGGGACCTGCGACAGATCGCCATGCGCCTTAAAAAGGATGTTCGAGATCTGCGCCTTGACGTTGTTCTGCTCCTGCACGTACGACTGCTTCTTCTGGTTGACAAGCGCCCACGCCTTCGTCACGAGCTCGTCACAGTAGCGCGGATCCGCGGCGGCACGCGGGTCCGTCCGACGAAGGTCTTCTCGGATCTGGTCAGGCGTCGGCCAAGTCTTCGCCGCGGCCGCATACTGCGGCGAGAACGCGGAGACGCGGGAACCCGTCGCCTCGTCGACAATCTCCTTCTCACGTCGCATGTTCGCCACAGCGCTCTTGAGCGTCGACTGCGCCTTCTCGGGCAGATAGTCCGTCCACACGCCGCCCTTCTCCTGCGCCTGCTTCTCAGCCTCGCGCACGGTCTCCTTGGAGGTGATGTACCCCGCCATCGCCATGTGCTCGTCGGCGAACTCGGTGAGCATATCGTTGTAGCGGGCTACGCCCAGCATGTCGTTGTAGTTTCGATCGGTCTTGAACGCTTCAGGATCCCAGGGTTGCTTGGCCGCCTTGGCCGCCTCCATGCCCTGCTCAACGGTGAGTTGAGACGCACCGTGCTTCCACTCGGCAGGAGCGCCCTCCTTCGCGGTGAAAGACTGGCTGCCTTTGCCGGGCATAGTGGAAATAAGCGCCTCGTAGCCTCGGGCGGTCTTCACAAAATCCTGCGTCACGACGCCTCTCTTGACGGCTTCGCTGAGCCCCCCACGGAGTACTTCTCCAGCGCCACCCAAGCCCGCGGCATATCGCTCGATCTTCAAGCGATCCTCGTGCGCCTGCACGATCGGGTTGATGCGCTGACGAGCGCGCGCGACGTCGGAGCCAAGCATCTCCTTCGAGTGCGCGCGAAGAAGCCCGAGCGCCTGATATGCCACGGCAGGGTTTCGATCGGAGCCAGCCAGGAGCGAGTCAATGCCGTTCATGTACATGGACGACATGTTCTTCTTGATGTAGAGCGCCTTGTTCTCGTCCGTCCAACCCATGAACTCGGCGAGCTTATCCGCGGACTCATGGATCGCATGAGCGCTCTGCGCAAGCATGTCAGGCTTGCCGGCATACGCTGCGCCCGACTCCACGGCCTGCGCAATCGCGCCTTCGTGCGCCGCCTTCTTCTGAGCAATCGCCTGCTGATAGACGTGCTGAGAGACGCCGGAGTAGGACGCGGTGTAGATCGCCTGTGCCTTCTCGCCGAACATCTTCTGCTGACGCGCGGTGAGTCCGGAGGCGAGCTCTTGGCCGTAGTCCTGAAGCCCCGAGTCCATTCGCTCGACAAGGCCTTTTCCGTCGAGGTCCGGCTCAAGCGCGTTGGCGCCCAGTTGGCTCGCCCAACCGCCTTCGCCCGACTCCATGTCGATCGCTTTGCGACGAAGTTCTGTGAGCGCCTCCGTCACACGGGCGTCGTCCTGTTCCGCGAGGAACTTCGAGTACCAGTCGTCGAGCTTGGCGGACGCCTTCGCCAACGGCTTCTGCACGTCCATCTCGGGAACTTTCGGAATCTCGGTCGACATCGGTCGATAGCCGAGGATGCTCGGCATGACCTGCGGTCCGCCGTAGTTGGGAACTTGTGCCATTAGGATGCTCCAAAGTATCGGTACCAACGGTCGGCCGCCGTAAAGCCTCCGTCAATGACGCTGGAAAAACCCTCGGACTGCTTTGCCGCCTTGGCGTAGCCGGCCATGCCAGAGTATATGCCGCCCTGCGCGCTCGCCTGAAGGGCCTGCTGTTTGAAGCCCCAGGCGGCGGAGAGCGCGTTCATCTCGGCGGTCTTCTTGTCCATCTCCTTCATGATGTCGGTGGTCGCAGTGACCTCTGCAGTCGAGCCTTCGCCCAACACCACGCCGCTCGATGCGAACGCCGTGCGCTGTTTGGCTTTGATCTGGCCCGCGCGGTAGGTAAGCTGTGCGACGGCGGCTTCGCCTTGACGCATCGCAGACTCGGCGGAGAGCTGCGCCATCTGACGGTTCTGCTCGGAGATCTCGGCCTGCTTGTTCATCACGTAGTCGAGCGTCTTGCCGCCCTTCCACGCGGAGTACATGCCCCCGATCGCCTGCCCGATGGCAAGCCCGATCGACGCACCGCCGAGCGCCGGATTACCCGAGCCCGCCGACGAAGCTGTATCCGGAGCGGTCAATACGTTCTGCGTGCCGGCGGCCCCTTGGAACGTGAGTGGATCCGTTCCAAAGTTAACGCCGCCCAAAAGGTTGTCGAGGTCATATGTGACCCCTTGAAGTGTAAGCGCCATAAGAAAAAAGCCCTCATAGTTGAGGGCTAGGTTATCGGGTTGAAGGGACCTCATGCACCCATTACTTCGCGAGATCCCAACAGAGACTAACGATCGTGAGCGGCAGAGGATCTTTCTGACGAACGCAGATCTGCCCTGAGTCGTTCCACTGCGAGATTGTGGCGACGGAGATCTCCTTGTCCATCAATGCAGGCGGGGACCCGTACGGCTCGTCGGTTCTCTGCTTGTACTCGACAAGATTGTCAAAGTCAGGGCCAACAAAGACACCGGAAGACTTGTGCACACGCATGAACACATCGTTCACGTTCTTCATGTGCCCCATACCGACCGAGCCGTCCGCCAGCTGTACCGCCACCGGGAGCGTCTGCAGGTCGGCCGTGATCGGCAGGCCCACGATGACGTGACGCGCCGATTGGGTGAGCGTGACTTTCCCGTCCTCCACTACGCGCTGAGGGAGCACACAACCGTCGGCAAGGATGTTGACCGTCTCGCCTTCGAGCCAGGTGAGCCCCTTCACCTCAGTCGTCCGGTCTCCGATGTACTCCCCGCCGCAGTCCACGCACCATGCGTCTTCCAACGCCGAGAACTTACGCTCGTGCATGCGCTCGACGTAGCGGACAACCTCTCCTTTGACTGTTCGACGGATGATGAGGTAAACGATGTCCTCATCCCCCTCAGGCACGACCGTCACAGACTCAACCGCGCCGTCCACCGTCGTGTGCTTGTGCCAGCCGCCAATCGCCTGCTCAGGCAAGTAGGTAAACCCCAGAAGACTGCCGTCAACCATCGCCGCCCACACGATCGGATCCGGCGACTTCGCCAGCGCCATGTCGACGATCTGCGAGTCTTCGAAGAAGTGCGCGGATCGGATCGACAAATCGCCCGTAGTGAAACCCGACGACTGCCAGTTGTACCCGAGCTCGCGCACGTGCCCGCCACGGGCGGCAGCGTAAACGACCGTGGAGTTGACCACCACAGGCATGACGTTCGAAGCGCCTATCTGCGCCTGCACTTCCGATCGAATCGCATCAGGCGCCATCGGGGCGGAGCCGCCCGAGTAGACTCGATACTCCGTCGTATTCGTCATCGCAAGCATCTGCTGGAGCGGCGTCAGATGCAGGATGCGCGACGCCTCCTGCGCCGCGATGGCGAAACGCAAGCGGTTGTCGTCCTGCGAGGGGAGCGTGTGACTCATGTCGGACTCGGTACCGGAGCGCGTCATCCACACCATCTGAGGTCGCGTCGGCGTTCCCGCGAAGCATCGGCGCTGTTCGTAGTAGCAGACCGCGCCGGGGTAGTCGCCCGCCTTACCTACGTTGGCGGTGAGCGAAGCGCCGCTCCCCACCGTAGAAACAACCGTCAACTTCGGAGACGTGTAGCTTTGCCCGCCGGACCGCACGGCTACCTTCTCGATGCGCCCGTCCTTCACAACTGGCACAAGCTCCGCGCCCCAACCTGTCGAGTCCTTGACGTCGATACGAAGGGACGACTGCTCAACATCGAGAGCAACCGTAGCACGTCGGCCGAAATAGTCAGTCCACGAGCCAACCCATGTATGGTCCGTCCACGTAATTTCAACACGCGGGAGAGAGTAACCTTGACCTACGTTTGTGACCTTGATGCCGGTGACGGTGGTCGTGACCATGTCGTCGTAGGAAGGGCCGGCGTCACTGTTGCCTGCAATTTCCTCTCGCCAAACACGGCGAGAGGTGACCAGCTCCACAGTTGCCCCAGTGCCCTCGCCGTTCTCGTCGTATACTCGTACGGAAAAAGGACTCTTTTCGCTACCGGAGTCCGCCACGCGGCGGGTGCCGGAAATAACCTTGTTGCCATTCGGCGATGAAAGGATGCGCCACTGATCCGCGACGATGCCTCTGCGGTCATAGACGTACCCGCTCCCGCCGTTGTTGACCGTGACAGACGTAATGCCCTTGCTCATAAAGAAAGGGTCATCGTAGATAGGCGGCGTGATGCCCTCGTCAGGCGAGTAGTTGTCGTCGATGAATGACGTTTCGGTCGTCTCGCCGATAAAGCAGTACAAGCCCTTGAAATTCTTATAGACGCGGTATCGCTCCGCGTCTGCCACAGAGCCCCACGTGATCGTACAGGTGGCGTTGTTGAGGTACAGATTTCCCTTCGTCTCACCAACGGGACTTGCAGGGCTCTCCTGCTCGCTTCCCGTCTCAGTCTCCTTTACTGCCGTCACCTTGTACTTCAGGGTGTAGCGCGTCTTCTCCGCGTCAGTAAGCGTCTGCCCGTTTCCGGCCACCACTTTGTACTCAACCGTTGGCGCCGACGGAGCGGGGAGCGGTGCGCCGAACTGAACGTCGACAAGACGCCAGTCGGTCGCGCCGTAGCGGCGCAATTCCTTCGGCGGGTAGTTCGGATGCACGAGCGTCATGATGTCCATCGACTGGACATAGTGGATGTCAAACACGTCGTCCGAGCTGTACGGCGTCTCGATCTCATAGGGCTGCCCGTCTTCGCCCAGGAGGGTTTTGCCCGACGTGTGAAAGCGCGCGTACTTGTCGCCCAGCTCGATCGCGAGCGTCTGATCCGACGAGAAAGTGAACGGAATCAGTCGGCACTTCTTCGTCGGAAACTTCGTCGCATTCACATACGCCGTACCCGGGCGAACCGTCGCCGGGCCCTGTGGGAGCACGATGAAGTTGCGACACTTTGCCAGGCCCTGCTGGTACTTCTGATCATCGAATCGCCCGTACATCGAGGGCGACAGCTCCCCCGCCGCGAAAGACATTTGTACTTTACGAATACCCATGCCTACCTCCTTACGATCCACGAGGGCGTGAAGCAGACCTGCTTGCGCTGCTGGTTCGCGTCGCGAGTCTTCGCCGTGGAGAGGGCCACTTGGAACTGCTTCGAGAGCAGGCTCGCAAGTTTCTGCCCCTCCTCGCCCTTGACACGAGAACCCGCGATCTCCATCGCGAGGTAGTACGCGAATGCGGTTGCGAACGTCGGGGAGAAGTAGCCTTCCGACACTTCCGACGTGAGGTATGTCGCCACAGGGTTCTCCGCGTTCGTATAGAGCTTGCCGCCCATCACTTCAAAGTTCGCGTCGTTGGGCTCCACGAACCACATCGGGTTGTCCGTCCACCAACTCGGCATCTCCTGCCGCGCATGCGGTCGAACACGGATGACACGCATGCAGTCGGACGGGACCTCGTAAACACCACGCCATCCGGCCGTCTCGTTCGTGCTCAGCTTGGCGAGAAGCTGACGCTTCGTGGCGAAAGACCAGTCGTGCATCTCCAGCATGGCCGACTTCGCGATCGGATAGTAGATCGCGCACATCTTGGACACTGTCGTACCGTCGGGCGGGTTGATCGTCGCAACACCCCCCGAGTCGCCGAGGAAAGACAACGCCAAATTACAAATCTCTACAGCACTTGCCATGAGAACCTCCTACAAAAAGAGGCGCCGAAGCGCCCCTTTGTCATCACCTCAATCGAGAGGATCAAGCCGTCTTGATGGACGGAGCCTGTTCAAAGCCCGCGTTGTCCTGGAAGCCGGACGTGATGAAGCCGTGAACCGTGCCCGCCGAAACAGTGCCGGCAAAGTTCGCCTGCATGTAGCGCTTGTGATGGTACGGGATCGGGATCACGATCTGGGTGCCCGCCTTCGGGGTGGCAAGCGTCACCGCCGTGGCCACGTCGGCAAAGCCGCTCGTCTCCGTGTCGGAGTCCTGCAGCGAGATCGTGAGGTTGCCCGTCACGTCGGCCTTCACCGTGAAAACGGCCACGAGGTCGCCGTAGGCATAGCCCGTGGTCGGCTTGGGCTGACCGAAGTCAAGACGGAAGTCGGAGGCGGCCGCGGCGGAAAGCTTCTGGCCCTCGTCCTTCGTGAACATCATCAGATAGTCAACAATCATTGTCTTCTCCTTACTTGACCTGAGCTTCCTTGAACTCAAGCACGTCGACGCGACGGAACGGGATGCCGTCGAAGCTCAGCACGCGACGGCCGCCAACTTCAGAGAGGTTGAGCTGGACGTTGCGGGAATTGGCCTGCTGCAGGCGCAGATACGTTTCGATCGTACGGTTCGTATAGAAGGCAAAGCGGGCGCCCGAGAGGCTCGGAACCTTGGCGACCGCCTTGACGAGGAGCTCGTAGAGGTTGTGGCCGGTGGCGCTGTTCTCATCCGGCGGAACGGACTTGAGAAGGCTTTCCTTGATGTTCGCAATACGTACGACATAGCGCCAGTCGCGGACGGAGAGACCCACGTCCCAACCGAAGTGCGTCTTGAGGACGCGGTACTCGCCGCCATCCGGATCGAGCGCGGCTTCTTCACCGATGTCTTCCTTGGAGAGACCTGCCTTGGAGTTTTCGGGGTAAAGGCCGTGGACCGTGTTCGGGCCCCAACCGACGAGCCAGATGGAGGTCAGGTCAGTGCCCGTGCCGCCGGCGTCGATGACGTTGACGGCGCAAGGAGCCTTCTTCGGATCCTTCGTGTTGAAGCGCGGGGCCAGGCCCATGATCTGCTCGGGATCCTTGGAGGAGTCGCCGTAGATCAGAGCACGTTGAAGCGTCTGGGACATGGCTTCGATGAACGGACGTTCTTCGGAAGCGCGCCAAGATTCCTTCATGCCGTTGATTTCGGCGAGCTTCTTATCAACCGTGGCAAAGGCTTCAAGCATGCCGCAGGTGTCCGTGATCTGGGCGACCGTGGACTTGGACTGCTTCACACCGTAGTTGAGCTTGCGCCACGTGACGGTCGGAAGACCCGTACGGACAGTCGTGCGGTGAGAGAACTTGTTGTTCGCCTCCACCCACGTGATGTCGTCCATCATTTCATTGGTTTCGTTGAGTACTTCAACGATGTCAGCGAGCTCGCCATTCGGATCCAGACGATCCATCATGTCGGCGAGCGTCGGATTGCGATTCGGCTTAGTAGTCGTAGCCATTCCTTATCTCCTTATTCATCATCAACAACCATGTTGGACTTCGGGTAGCGACGGCGTACGCCCGCGGGTGCGGAGGCACTGCCCGTCACGCCGGTGTCCTGCTGCATGGTCTTGCCGATGCGATAAAACACACGGACCACCTCGGGGTGCGCCCCAAGGCCGGATCCTCTCAAAAGCGCCGTAAATTCGGGAGTCGCAAACTGCTTGAGGGCTTGGTTCGCGACACCGACATTAGCCTTGAAATTGGCGCCGCCGATTTCAGGGTCCTTCTCAGAAAGCGAAGCCCACTCTTGCGACTTCGCCTTCAAGTCATCCACCAGATACTGACGCGCCGTGGGGACCATGGCGGCAAGCATCTTCTGGGCATTCTCCTGCGAGAGCCCGAGCTCCTTCGCCGTAGCGGCAAAGCCCTCGAGCTGAGCTTCTGTGAACTGCTGCCCCTCGACGTCGAACGGTTCATACGCCTCGGGCGCTGCCTTCGCGGGCTCCTGATCGCCGTCGTTCTGATCCCCTTCGCCCAGCAGGGACGGCATGTCCGCCGTCGGTTCGGTAGCGTCCGTCGCCTGAGCGGTAGACCCCTGCGCCGGTTCGGTAGGGTTTCCCTCGCCGCCTTCGGGCGCTGTCGGATTTGCAGGCGCCGTAGGTTTGACAGGATCAACGGGAGTTCCGTCTTCAGCCATTCTTGTTCTCCTTCATCATCTTGGAATACTGGTCGGGGCAAACCCGATCAATCTGCGCCATCAGGCGGTAGCCGATGTCCTTTCGGCCTTCGGCATGCGCCATCGCGATCGGCATGTAGGACGCCCGCATCGGCGCCTCCTCGAAAGTCGTTCGGAAGACGCCCGACTTCGTGAGAAGCCAGTGCATCAGCCTGCGGCCCCGCACATCCCGCATGAGCCACTTGAAGTCGGACTCAAAATCGTCCGAGGATTCGTAGGGCAGTTTCTGTTCAGTCATAAAACGCCCGCCACTTTTAGCGAAACCAGTGAAGAGATAACGCCGACAAGAATCGGAACCGCAACGCTCTTGAAGGCGTCCCACCACCAAGTTTTGCGTTCCTTCTCTATTCGGCGACGTTCGTCTTCCCGAATCATCTGCCTGTCGTGTTCTTCAACCATTGTTCTTATCTCTTCTAACCGCTTCTCAAACGAGGTATACTTGTCCATAGATCTTCATAGGTCCTCATCGCTAGACGTTGAGAGTCTTAGAAAGCCGTTCGGATTCCGCCCCGAGCGGCTTTCGCTTTATGTGTTGAAGCTACTTTGACACGCTGTTTTGCTCTCATGCACCCATTGGATCAGTAGCCCGCGAACTGCCCCATGATCTGCTCGGGGGAGGCCGACTGAAGGTCCCCCTGAAGCGGGGACATCGGTGACGCGGGGACCGCGGCTTGAGCCGCTCCAAGATCCTTCGCGACAGAGGCCATCTCCTTGGCCTGCTCCATCTGCATCATCTTCGCCTGCTGCTCGGCTCTCTGCTGGCGGATGAGCGCCACCTGCTTGCCAGGCACGATCAACTGGGGATCAAGCCCCAGCACGTCGGAGTAGTAATCCGCCCAGTAGTCCGCATCGAACTTGTCGGCAAGGTCAGGCTTGATTGCCACGAGCATGCCGAGGTTCTGCGTGAAGCGGTCGACCGCGTTGGTTGCCACGGCCCTCTGGGCCTGCGCAAGGATCGAGACAAACTCGACGTTCAAGTCGATGCCTTGAAGCTCCTGCGGGACCGGCGGGAGCATGCCGACCTGCACCATGCGGTCGAACGTCATGGCGATCAGTCGGTCGTTCATCTCCGCGTTGAGGCGCTCGAGGACGGGGCCGAGCATCAACATCTTCTCTTCGTGGCGCTCGGCAATCTCAGTCGCCGTCGCACGGGCCGTCGTCGGCATGCCCGTAATCATCAGGAAGATGTCCTTGTAGAACGCTTCATCAATGCGCCGCCGCACGTCCTGAATATCCATCAGAAGCGCGTCGAGACGCAGGTTGACTTCGTAGGCAGACCGCACCCCCTGCACCTGCGCTACGTTGTCCGCCCAAACGATCCCGCCCGGAACCAGGTTCGCTTCCTGATTGCGCATGTCGGCCGACATAATGACCGCGGGATCGGCCTGCTGAGCAATGGCCTTTGACTTGTGAAGCTGCTGCTGTTGAAGCTGGCGAAGGTCGCCGAGCGCTTCCATGCCCGGCCCCGTCCCGTAGATGTCGCCGCCCGTCACATTCCAACGAGCTGCGAGAACAGGAAATTGTCGGAAGCCCGACTCGCGCAGGATCGAATCGCCTTTCCCGTTCTTCTCAAAGTAAACGGAACGATAGGGCATGTTCTTCGCGTCACGCTTCTGCGGATCGCGAAAACTTCTCGGCTCGATGGCGTTAACCACTTCAATCCATTCATCGTAGTTCCCGCGGTCATAGAGCCGCCTGACGTTGGGCGACACCTTGTCGTAGCCGAACTCCCCCACGAGTGCGGAGACCGTCATGCGAAATTCTCGATAGCACGTGTTCACGTCGCCTCGAGCATCGGTCGCCAGAGCGAACTCGCCGATGGTGAGCGGCATGCAATGGATGATGGAGTCGTAGTCGTCGAGTACGATCACAGACGTCGTGCCGAAAGCTCCGAGCTCCTCGTACGCCATCTGCAAGGCGCGGTAGACATTCGACTGGTTGAAGACCATCTGCATGAGGGTCGTCACCTGCGTCATCCACTTCTTGACTTCGTAGTTCTCGTCCAACTGCGGGTTCTTCGTCGTGAGACGGAACCACGGGCGAGCCGGGCTCGTCATGCCCGCCATCATGCCGCCCGACAAGGTGCGAAGCGCTCGCGTGCCTGAGTTGTCCAGGATGGCGCGGTGGCGCTTGTCCCCCTTGTTGTTGTCGGAGACGAGGAAGCGCCCCGCGCGAGGCAGAAGCACTTCCGAGATTTCCTGCCAGTGCGGCATCCAAGAGGAGCGCTCAGACTTCAGCGCCTCCCAGCGCTTGCCGCACTGTTTGCGAAGACTGTCCGCCATGATTAGCCTCCCAGAAGAGAGGAGCCGCCGCCAAGCAGAAGATCATTCTTGCCGACGCCGCCCGGACCCGTAATCATCGTGGCGCTTCCGCCGCCTTGATTCTGGCCCATGATGCCGCTAATGTCGACCTCGTTCTGGTTGGCCTTGTTGAACTCCATCTCCTGCTGCTTCTTCGCCTCGGCGGCCGCCTTGGCCTGCTGATCCGCAGCGTGACGTTGCGCCTTGTCCTGCTTGTTGGCCGAATACATCGACGATGCGGCGGAAGCCGCGGCTACGCCAACTGCTACCCATCCTCCTGACATAAGAGATTCTCCTTTCGAGTTAAGAGCCGATCGGGCTCATCAGTAAATTCGTTTTCGGCCTCCTCCACAGTCTTCGCATCCGTCGCGAAGCACATGGTGAAGGACGAGTTTTCAAGGGCATAGACAGCGGCTCTTCGCCCCGCCATGCCGTCGAGGATATGGACGCCGCGAAGCTCCTTCGTGACGCCCCCATCCGTGATTCTGAAGTGCCCGCAGCAGATCAACTGCGTCGGTACCTTGACTGTGAGCCCCACGACCGCCGCGCCTTTCGGGACGTATACCGTGCGGGAGTACATGCCCGCATGAAGGTGGTGCTCCGTCTCGATGTGGATCGGCGGGAACTCCGCCTCAAGCGCCTGCCCGAGGGCTTCCACAGCCGCGGCTCGGGTCGCAAGATCATTCATTGCACTTGCACCAGTAGCAGTTGTGCGTGTGCGTCATGCCGAGACGATCGCACAGCTTGTCGAACGCCGACCCCGGCGGCGCCATGAAGGTGAAGCCTGGAGCGCCTTCCTTCGCGGCAACCGCCTTGGCGCACCCGAGAAGATCAAGCCCCGTACGCCCACGGCGCCATGCCTTACGGAGGTAGAAGGCATCAACGCCGACGAGAGGAAACGGGTAGTGCTGGGACTGCGTGACGAGAAGCGCGGCCGCGCCAACAAGGCGCCCGTCGTCAAGCACGGCCACACAGCGAAGCTGACCGTCCTTGTCGAGCGCGGCATAGCGGGACACCTGCGCCTCGGCCGCGCCAATGGCAGGGTTGGCCGTCTCGTTGATGTACTCCGTCACCCAGTCCGTCCAACCGTCCAGATCGTAAAGTTCACCGAACGACAGCTCCTGATACTCAATCACTTCCCTTCTCCTCCCATGTTGCTTGCAGACTCTTCCGATACTTGACGTAGACGTAGACCTCTATGCCCTGCTTCAGCGCACCTGTAGCAAGCCAAAGGTCGATAAGCCCTAGCAAAATCTGCGTGTAGGTGGGTAATTCCGAAAACTCAACCATCGCTTCCCTCGGCTCCGGAACGGCCTATCGCTATCCGCAGCGCCGCCCACATGAGCCTCACTGTGCACATCGCCGCACTGACGTAGAAAAGCCACTCGAGCATCTTGTTCGCCAACGGGTCGTCTACAAAGCCGATAACAACCGCTTGCGCGATTAGAAATACGATGGTCAACACCGCACCGAAAAGAAGCGGATATTTCCTATGAGTTTCTGAAACCATGACGCGGATACCTGTTAAAATGCCTGACGTAATCTCGAAATAGCTCATCGCTACCCCATGTAGTTGTTGAGTCCTGAAGCCGCGGGTGCTGGAACACCTGCGGCTTTCTTTTCATTCGTCGGTCTCAATCAAACCACGCGGGCTTCGTCTCATGCACCCATTACTTCAGACAGGCGAAGGGGTCGTAGTCCCGCCTCCCCGATCTGCGGTTGCGGTACTCGAGCTCCGCGAGCGGGATGTACTCCTCGATCTTGTACGCGAAGGTAAGCGCAAGCGCGTCTGCACTGTCTGGCGACGGCATGCCGCGCTTCTTCATGTCCTTCTTCGACTCGAGCTTGATCTGCCCGCCAGGCAGGATGTCGTACTCGGGCGCCGTCAAGTCGTCGATCAGACCCTGATCGTTCGGGATCGTCCCGCCGTCCATCAGCCAGAGCTTCATCCTCCCCCACATCTCCTCACGGAGACGGGCGTACGTCTTCGGATCGTCCGCACCCGCACCGAACTGGATGCCGCGCACGGGGTACCCGTCGTCGCGAAGCTGGTCCTTCGGACCGCCGCCCACGCCCCCTTCGTCGACGTTGATGTAGATGCGGTCTCTCGGGAACCCGAGCGCCCTCACTTCGTCGAAGTGCTGCTTCACCTTGGCCACGAGTTGCGTTGTGGAGAGCCCCTTGAAGCGCTTGATCGGGAGCCAACCCCTGCCGATGCGCGTGTAGATCACGCTGTCGTCATCACCGAAGCGCGCCACGTCCACGCCGATGATCGCGCACGTCGCCCCGTTGTGCGGCATGTCTCGCCTCGCCGCCTCCAGCACGAGGTCAGATGGGATGAACTGCTTGTCGGACTGGCTCGGAAATTCTCCGCGAACACGAACGCGGAAAAAGTCGGAATCTTCTCCGTACTCTTTACGCCACTCTTCGATCTGTGCTTTGTTCGTGATAAAAGCGTCTCGGCTATCGAGCTTCACCGTCGTCCAGCTTCCCTTCCTGCGCCCGAAGCATTCGCGGAATCGCCCCGTGTTTCGTGTTGGGTTGCCGAACACGAACATCATCGGCTCTCCGTCTGTTAAGCCGCCCTCGCACACCTCCCAGATTACATCGGGCACTGCGCTCGCCTCATCCATCAAATAGAAGGAGGTGGAGGACGCAGAGTGCTGCCCCGCAAACGATTCAGAATTTTCTTCTCGGCAAGTCTGAGCATCAACACGCCACGATTCTGGGGACTCCTTGGACTTCACCGAAGCTGCGCTAACCTCAAACATGTCCGCGACGAGTGAACGCTTCAACCACTTGCAGATCTCCGAGAACGTTTTCGTTTCAAGCTGCCCCGCGGTATTTGCGGTAACCACTCCCTTGCTGTGCGGGCGGGTAGCCAGAATCCAGCAAACCAACCAGGCGGTGAGCGCGGAGTTGTGCGTCACGATGAAGTCATTCGCAAGGAACAACCCGTCCTCACGATCAACCGTCACGCACATGCACTCCCGCTCGCCAACGGGCTCAATGCTCTTGATAAAGCGCCGAATCCGATACCAATGTGGATCCTGTACGACCTTGTCCGCTTTTCTCTTCGCGTACATGTAGAACGTACCCGGCGGGAGCATGAGATGACATCGCCAGTACGTCACCGCATGCTCCCCTCCTCCGCAAGGCGGCTCAACAACCGCGTCATACTTGCGCTTTCGTGTCCGACCACCCAGGGAACGCACCAACTGGCACAGGTCATCGATCAGCCGCTCGGATGTCGTGCTGTACGTGATAGAGCCTCCGCTCGCGGACCCGTCAGTATCAAGCAGGCCGCGTAGCAGCTCAAGCCTCTGCTCAACACTCGCCTCCAGATATTCCGTCGGGATAAATCGCTCAGTACTCTTCTTAAAAAACACCCCTGTCGCGATAAACTCCTTTCGGCACTTCAACAACTGATACACCGTGGCCTTACCCGCCGCAACAATGTCATGGATCTCATAACCCAGAGCTTTCCACCGCTCCACAGCTTCTGGTTCGTCGGTAGTTATCCAGCATTGCCCGACCGTCCCGTCTCCAAGCCAGGAGCCCATGACATAGGGATGGATGGGGAGCTCCCTTTCTGGGTACTCGACGGGCTTGATCTCCGGCAAGGACCATCTAGCCCTCAACGACGTCTTCCCCTCGTACAGCCCTCGCCGGAGCAATTCTTCCGTCGAGAGCGTCTGCGTATTCGTACCCCGCTTCGCGCGTTGCCTAATCGACTGAACCGTCCACAGATGTTCGCCCGACGCGATAGCACTCGTTCCGTCGTCGAACTCCACGCGGTAGCACGGGCGCACGCCGCGATACGGAACCGCTATGACTCTTGTCGGCTTGCCGTCAGGCCCCCACAAAAGATCGCCTTCACGAATATCTCCCCACTTGCGCACGCCCACAGGCGTCGGCACGGCAGTGTCTACAGAAAGCGCCTTACCAACGCCGTGCCCTGACGCAACCGCAAGGCGGATGGGCTTGACAGCATGGATCCCGTCGAAACCGTTTGCGCGCACCTGCTGCCCAATCTCGTCCAAGACCTCACACGCCCACTTGTCCGGCCCGAACTTGCTCCCCGGGTACTTCGAAGCCCAAGGCTCGGGAAGCGGTACGATCGACAGCTCGGGCGACTCGCCCCATGGGAAGGCCCACAGCACGAAGCGCAGCGGATCGTCGTACCCTCGCGCCAGCTCTTCGGCAATGTCGTCTGACAGTTCATTCATAGAAAATTGTCCTCATGGAAAAAGACCCCCGACTTCGGAAAGGAAGCCGAGGGCCGGTTGGTTAGGGAATGTCTTCGAAGTCGTCTTGAGCGGGCTGGTCTAGGTCGACGGCACTCTTCAGTCGAATGCCAACTGCCAGGGTTTTGCCGTGACTCTTGCGAAATCGAAACGACGCACCCCTCCTGGTAAGGAGTTTCTTCAGCCGCTCGGTCAACGTCCTAGGCCGCGCATCGGACGTCGGCTCGTTCATGCTCTCAAGCCATTGGCAATAGCTCTCGAACAAATCTTTCGTCGACGGATCGTTCTCCTTTTCCGGGCGCCCGATCTCGCACCGCTCATCGAACCACTGGGTGACAAGATCGTGCGAGTCGACATAGGCGTTCGACGCGTCCTGCACCGACTTCGGCACGGCCAGGCCCTCCTTCAGCTCGCCCTCTCGTCCCTCTAGAAGCCAATTGAAAATGCCCGAGCGCTCCGCCTTAAGCACCCGCGACAGCCCCTTGATGCGCATGGCGCGGTACTTGGGATCGTTCTCGAAGTCGTGCGGGAAGTCGATCAGACGAATGCGGCGGCGCATGGCGTTGTCCGCTCCCTGCATGTTCGGCGCAAAATTGGTGGCAATGAAAAGCGTGAATCTGGCGGGAAACTCCTTCACCTCGGCGGCATACGCGCCTCGTGCGGAGATCTTGTCCCCACCGGAAATACGCTTCAAGTCCGCTGCGCGGAAAGACTCCCCGCTCCCGGTCTCGGAGCAGTACACGAACCTGGCACCCTGCAGACGCACAATGTCCGCACGATGCCCACTTGCCGGCGTGCCTTTGCGGCCGATGACGGTCTCATCGCTCAGCGCCTTCGAGTAGCCGCCCATCACCTCGCTGATCGTCTCAAGAAAACTCGACTTCCCGTTGGCTCCGTCGCCGATTAGCAGGTAAAATGCCTCCTCATCCGGTCGGCCTGCCAGCATCTTGCCAAGCACCTTCTGCATGTACCACGCCACTTCTTCGCTTCCGAACCATGTGGAAACACACTTGCGCCAGGTGGGGCAGTCCGCACTCGGGTCGTACCGCACATTGCAGTACTTCACCATCAGGGCATCTGGTGCATTCGGCACCAGATCCCTCGTCTTCAGGTTCACGAGTCCGTTCTCGACCGCGATGAACTCCTCCATCGCGTCCATGTCGTTCTCATCAACATAGAGCTCACGCGTGCGGGTCAGGTTCTTCAGGAGCTTGTCCAGCATTGCGCTCTCGCCGTCGAGACAGCGCAGCTGGAACTTGGCCGCCGCCTTTTCTCGGGCTTCATCCCCAGCATCCCTCGCTGCCTTGATCTCCTCCGTCAAAAGCGAATTGAAGATCTCGTCACGAATCCTTGTGCAGATCGAAGCCTCCGGCCCGAGGCGGTCCCATTGCCTCGTAGCAGGCTCAAAGTAGTACCAGCGCTTTGCCTGTGGCGCATAGCGGAGGTGATCGCCCCAGTCGCGAAGCACACGGCACAGAAGCCCGTCTTCCGTGAAAGCCTCCGCTCTTGCGATGACCATTCGCGCTTCCCGAGCGATCGGCCACATCGTGAGCGAACGCAGGCCACGGTTATTGAACGTAGCCCACTTCTTCTCCACTTCCTCGAAGCCGTCATACTTGGCGGCCTGCTGACTAAGCTCATCCCAGAGGGCAAGCCCCTCAGACGAGCCGGACGTCTCGTGGTGGATACGCATGCCGTCCTGGTACCACGGGGTGTAGGAGCCCCACGACTCCACTCTCGGCGCCATCAGCTTGCGAATTTGGTCGATCGTGAGCCCGATCGGGCGCTTCGGCACGAGCTCTTCCGCCAGGGCTTCGTCAGCATCGACGGCAATCGTGCGCTCACTACCCTTGACCGACGCCCACCCGTTGCTCTCAACGAACTTTTCGAATGTGTCGCAGAGCGTCTGAACGCCCTCATACGTCACCAAGGGGAGCTCGGCCGCGGGGACGTCAGTCGGCTCCCCTGAGAGAAGCGCATACGGATAGCTGTAGGGAAGCCCCGTTTCCGGATGGGTGTGATACAGAACAATCTGCTGCCCCTTGCCCAGAACCTCCAACTGAGACTTCGTGGACTCGTCCCCGTTCTTGACGTACTCAAGCGTCGTCTGCTTCAGCCAACGGCCTTCAGCCCTGAAGAGGAGCGCAAACTTCGGGGCGCGACCGACACGGTAAACGGCCATCGCGCACGCAGGGTAAGCCTTGCAGAGGGCGTCAAAAAGCGCCTTCGCCTCCGCGTCGGTTCCGCGAAAGTCAACGTCGATGGCGCAGATCGGAGTGTCGCCGTACCCACACAGCACGCCGACGCCCTCACCCTCCGGCCGCTGTCGGCAAGCCTGGGCGGTGAGCGGAGAGTTCTGCCAGTTGGGCGTGGTCGGATGCTTCTTGCCTTTCGACAACGGAACCACGGGGTAGCCGGTCTCGACGAGCCTCGGCCCTTTCTCACGGATGAACGAGGTCATAACCCGAGCTCCTTGCGAACACGGGCGTCCGACGCCATTTCCTGCTCTCTACGCGTATACGCATCGTGCATTTTCTTCACCGTGCTTTCGCGAAAAGCAAAGCCATCCGGGGCGTTCTGAATCCTGTACAGCGTCATTGGAGTTATATCGCAGTACTTTGCGACTGCTCGCTTGCTAAGGCCGGAACGGACAAGATAAGCCAAGGCCGTCTTTGGGGAGATGTAGTCATTACTCGACATGAGTGCTCCAAAAATATAGAATACAAGTATGGCGACATGAATAATAAGCACAGCGAGTACACTATGTCAACCAATACCACCTTTTTGAGCACACTTCACGAGCTCATGGTCGAGAACGGGCTCTCCGTACGCAAATTGTCAAAGCTCTCGGGCGTCGCTACCGCAACTATCCAGCGGCTGAAATCAGGAGAGTCGACCCCGCACCCCGCCACAATCGCGAAACTGGCCGCCGCGCTGGCCGTTGACCCTAAAGTTTTGTGGGTGGCCTCCGCAACCGATGCTAGAGACGACGATTACCGAGCGGAAATGGCCTACGAGAAACATCTTCAAGAGCTGAGAGGCCAAGGAAACATCTTTCATGGGGCGCATGCCGAGACCCTCATGCGGGAAATTCCAATCCTGGCGCTCTCCCAGACCGCTGATTACTTCTGCACGCCAGGATTCTCCAACTGCGAATTCATCGCGCTCCCGCCCGAAATGCTCTACACCACAAACGTGCCCACGCCGGACTTCGCAATCGTCGCGGAGACCGCCGCCATGGCTCCTGCCGTACAGGACGGAGACGCTCTCTACTTCTGCAAAGAGTGGCCCCGCATAAAGTCCGGGCAAATCGTTCTGGCGGAAACGGAAAACAATTCCGCGATTATTGGAAGATTTAAGAGAGATATTTCCGAAATGTTTTTATCTTTCGACAACAACTCGGAATTCAACATTCCAAGCGTAAAAATTAAAAAAGTTTTGGCGGTATGTGTCGGCCTTTATCGCCCGTTTTTCTAACCTACGATTTCCCCGCCACGCGCTGTCGGGCGGCAAGGATGCGGGAGGCAAGAGAGCTGTCGGTCTTCGCCTCCACCTTGTCGCCGTACTTCTCCGGCGCCCATTTCTTCAGGAGGTCAAGCCGCGTCGACACCGCCAGCTTCCTCGCGTACACCGCATCCCCCTTCTTCACGTCCATGCTCAGCAGGTTCCCGTCGTTGTCATAGCGCTCGTACACGTCCTCCACCATCAGCGGGTCCGTCGCCATCGCCAACGCCTCCTCGGCTAGCGCGTCAACGCCCTGCTCCCGAGCCTTCGCAACAGCCGCCTTCCACTTCGGATCCTTCGAGCACCATTGCGACAGCATGCTGCGGCCAAGACCCACACGCTTCGCAAAAGTCAGCATCATCCCGCCCTGCGCCAAGTAGGCACAGAGCGCGTCCAAGAGCTCCGGCGACTTCACCACCCGACCCGTCTCCGCATCCGTCGGCAGATACTCCGGCACCTCGGGCAGCCCCACCATCGCCTCCGTCGCCACCCGACGCATCAGCGCCCTGTCCTCCTTCGTCAGCCCAGGACGACGCTTCCTCGGCCCCCACTCCGGGCGCCAGTCCTCGTCCGGCGTCACGGGCTTGTAGTGCGCACGTCGCTTCGACGGGTCCATGTCGGACACCGTCTTGGGCGCCCCTTCATGCACGATCCTTACCACGGGGGCAGACGAGGCCGTAGAGGCGACTTCTGAGCGCACAGAGGCGCCGAAGAGACCGTCCCCTTGTGGTTGCTCGTCCGAGGGTGTCGACGCCGTAGCGGCCCTGCCAGAGGGCTTCTCGAGGATCTGAATCGATTTGATCTTGTTTGCGACGGTTTGAGCCATTGTGAAAATTTCCTAAAAATTTTTGGAAAGGCGGACAGTGGGAACTCGGGAAAAAGGGAAGTTCGAAAATGAAAAATTTTTGAGCTTGCCGGTCAGGTGAGGTCCCCCGCGGACGAGCGGCGAAATTGGGCCCCCACCCGTCCCCGACGAGCGCCTCAGCCAACCGACACCCGACGCCCCGCGCGGACCGTCACCCATGCGGCCGGCAGCACGGCGCGGCGGTGACATCGCACGAAGTCCTTCGCGGTGTTGAAAGGCACGCCGAAGCGGGCGGCGGCCGCGGTGACGGTCTCTCCGGCGGCCACACGCTGGCGGATTTCTTCTACCACAGCGTCGGGCCACCGGCACCGCGCAGAGTCCTCGCCGACCGGTCGCCCGGCGGCGCTTACGGCAATCGTCTTTGTCATGCGCTTGTCCTCCTTGCGCGGCGGAGTCTAGCCGCAATCGCCCGGCGAAAGCCGCAACCGTCGAACAGACGGGCAGAAATCCCCTCGCATCAAGGCGCGGCGGGCGATGAGGCTGTGAGTTCATACAAAAATGCCCACACCGCCACGGGCCACCGCTGCCACCGGTCGGCATCCCAGGCGGCGGACGGCCCGCGCGCCCGCACCAAAAACCCGCAACGCGGCGCGGCGCGTCGGGTAGGCCAGAGCACCGCCAATCCACGGCGCCACCCCACCGCACGCCGCAAAGCCGCACGGCACGCCGTTCCCACGTGTCGTAGCACCGCATCCGGCGCCACCCTTCGGTCAGGGGGACGCGCGGCCTAAAAAACCGCAGCGGTGCTCAGGTGCCTATTTCGGCCAAAAACATAAACCCCCTATAGGCGTATCTAAGGGGGGTACCCCCTTTGTTTTCACGTATGAGAGAAGTTACGAGAGGGGGTAGATAAGCACCTAAGCACCGCATTTTTCTTCGGCTAACTCACGAAAAATCGGAGTTGCATTCCAACTCACAAAAAAAACGAGTTTTCAGGCACAAAAAAGCGCCCCACCTACCGTTGCTGGTAAGTGGGGCGCTTTTTTGTGCCTGTCGGATTTGATCAGTAGATGATGCCCTGCGACGGATACAGATACTGCTCGACGACTTCGGCGCGGTTCGTGCGCGGAAGGACGAAAACGAAGCGAGTGAGCTCACCAAATTCGGTGTCGTGCTCCGTTGCTTGCCACTTGATCACCTTGCGTGACTTGACGCCGGACTCAGTGTCGACAGACTTGTAGGTTTCGCCTACAAGCGTGAACGTGACCGGGTTCCCGTTGTGGGTGATCGTGAATTTACCAGTGATGCGCGGCATGGTGTGCTCCTTGCGTTTGAGTGATGGGATTTCCCCTTTCGTTAAACGCATTATATGCAAATTACGCAAATAAATCCAGTCAATCCTTCGGCGGTTACGGCCTAAGCGTGCTTGATCTATGTCAAATGTGCTCATCTTTGCTGTGTTCGTTCGTGCTCATTTAGGTGTAATATGCACTTAACACGAATCGAGCACGATTCAGCACCAATGAACACACAACTAGGACTCCACACCATGACACCCGCCATCATCGCCCACTACCTCGTCGCAATCGCCGTCATCGCCGTTTTCCTCACCATCGCGCTCATCCGTGAGGCCCTCCTTCGTGAAGCCGCCGACCGTCGCCGTGACGAAGAATTTGACCGCATGCGCGCCGCCGATCGCGCCGCCGCCCGCCGTCGCACTGATGCCCTCTATCTCGACTTCGCCCGCCGCGCCGGCGCCGCCGTGGAGCTCCCGGCGGACTGGGACCGCCTGGTCGACTTCCAGAAAGCCAGCCGCATCGACGCCCTTCGCGAAATCGCCGAGCGCATCGAACGCCGCGCCGCTCTCGCTGCTCGCTACGGCTACGAGGTCAAGGCATGACCGCCCCGCGCGCTCTGTTCGCCCGTCTTGCGCTAGGCGCCGCTGCCCTCGCCGTGGGGGCGCTTACCGCCGGCGCGGCGGCCTCATCGGTCGACCTGACCGCCGGCGCCTACGCCGTCGCCGTGGTCAAGCTGGCTGCAGGATGCGCTCTCTCTGCTCTTTTCGCTTCTCTCTCCGGCGCGCTTTTCGACGCTGCCGAAGGCTAATCACTTACTTAACTTGCTAGGACTCATCATGACCAACGCCAATAACACCGCTGCCGCCATCGCGGCCGAAATCATCGCCACCACCGAAACGCACATCGAACTGCGCGCCGCTGAGCTTCACGACGTCGATTGCTTTCGCCAGCTGTGCGCCTCTGCTGTCGCGTGGCTCGACGCTGAGTACTTCGGCCAGGCCGATGACGATGAGGAGCACGCGGACGAGTACCGCGACCCGCTCTCTTTTGAGGTCTACCTCAACGGTCGCACTGGCGAATACATCGCCGACCTTGATCTTGCCGTAGGCGGTCCGACGATCCGCGCTCGCTATGAATCCTACTGGGGCGAGCTCACGATCACCGCCGCCTGGGGCGCCGACCGCGTGGAGATGAGCGCCCGAAACTGCGCTTTCGTCGACTGGATCGAAACCTGCGCCGATTGTTACTGCTAAGCCGCGCGCCCCGCCGCACCGGTGGGGTGCATATGAGAGCGCCCGGACGTCCGGACGCTTTCACCTGCAAAACCGCAGGGCTTGACCAACCAACACACAACTAGGACTCCACACCATGACAGCTACGAACCTTTCGGCCACTCTTAATAGCGCCCACCTTTCCCCCGCCGCCCGCGGCGTGATCGCCACGCCCGCAAGCGCTGCCGGCACCACCGCCCCGATCGTGAGCCTGTATGACCTCGACACGTCCTCTTATGACATTGACCCGGACGGCCGCACGGTCCGCATCTATGGCGCGGCCTTTTTCCGCACCGCACCGCAGGACGGCGTGCGATTCGCGCTGGTGCTGTCCCGCGCCGATCTGCGTGACGATGAGGCGCCCGCCTGGATCGATTTCGATTCCGATGACCTCGAGGCCGCCGGTCTCGCTCTGGCCGAAGAGACTGCCGAGGCCGCATTGCTTGATGCGCTCCGTACGCCCGGTTTCAACGTTGCCGGAGCGCCGGCCGTACTCACGCCTTCGCTCATCGATTTCTATCTGCCTGCCATCCATGACGGCGCCGGCAGCACTGAGCACATCCGCGCCGCGTCCGGATGGTGCCTTTTCGCCGTCCCGTCCGACGAAGGTCCGGAGCTTACGGACGTACTGGCCTATCGACGCTACAGCGATGACTACCCGTGCTACGCAGCCCCTAGCGCGGCCGATTGGGCGGATGCGCGCGATCAGCTTGAGGGCCGTGTGCCCGAAGAAACGCTAGACGCTTTCGAGCGTTTCTATCTCGAAAACGAGATCGCCTGGGCGCAGGTCCAGTAACAGTAAACCCCGGCCGCCTTTCGAGGCGGCCAAATTTGGAGCATTGAGTCATGACAGCAAGGAATTTCTACCGCGTCGACGCCGCCGGCCGAATCGAAAAAATTTCCGGGTCGATCTTGAAAGAGATAACCGGCGCGGCCACGGTGGCCGCCGCAATGGATGCGATTCGCAACGACATGGCCGGCCGCGAGGACTTCGCAGAAATTTGCTTTTCGTACCTCGAGGCGTGTGCCATCGCCCGCACGCGCAAGGAGCGCAGCGAATGATCTACATACTCGCCCTACGTCAAGCCGCGCGGACTGGTGACCGCTGGCAGGTGCTGCCCCGTGCTTACTACTCCGTATGTGAGGCCCTGGCCGATGCCCGCCGCGCCCGCCTGCGGTTTCCGCTGCTGGACTTCCGCGTAGTGCGCAGACCGACAGCCGAAAAGCTACCGGACATCTATCGATGGTAGCGCCCACGCGGCCGGTGTCATGCCGGCCCGCAGAGGAAAGCCTACAGCCCCGCGCCGCGGGCTTTTCTCTGCGCAGTAACCCGGGACTGCATACGCCGCCCCGCCCTTCACTTTCATTTTTTGGGAGGCTCTATCGTGAGTCTTGAAACTGAGATTCGAGCTCTGACCGATGAGGTCAAGACCCTGGCCACCATCGCCCGCGCCATCGTCGCCGGTCGCTCTCTCAACGCCGACACGGCAGCGCAGGAGGCCCCGACCACCGGCGCGCCGGTTACCGTCCCCACGCCCGAAGAGACGCCCGCGCCGGCCACGCCCGCACCCGCCCGCGCCGAAGCTGCCGCCCCGGCCGCTCCGGAACCCGTGGAGAAGCCCGCCGAAGCCCCTAAGGCTGAACTGGCGCCCGAAGCCGCCGCGCCTGCGGCAGAGGTCGAAAACGTGCCGAAGGGCCCCGCCGGTTTCATGGCCGCGCTTCACGCGCTCGTCGTCGGCCGCTCCGACGCCAAGGATGTCATGCGCGCCGCACTTGAGGCCATCGGCGCAAGCTCTTTCCGCACGCTGGACAGCGCTCGCTACGCGGAGGCGCTTGCCGCCGTCAAGGCTGAACTAGCGAAGGCGGAGGCGTGACCATGGCTAAGCATGCTCTCATTAGCCCGTCGAGCTGCGGGCGCATCGCCTACTGCCCGGCGTCCGTCCTTCTTTCCAAGGACGCGCCGGAGGACTCCAGCCCTTACGCAGAAGAAGGCACCGCGGCACACCGCTGGTGTGAGCTCGAGTTGCGGGCGAAGTTTGCGGGCCGCGACCTAAACCGCGCCGAAGCCGCAGAGCGCGCGGCCATCAAGCTGTCTCACGACGGCATGGAACCCCACGTGCGCGAGTATGTGTCCCACGTGGCTGAACTGGCCGGGGGCGCTCTCTATCGCGCCGTCGAGGTCCGCCTGCCGGTAACGCCGATCACGGGCGAGCCCGACGCCTTCGGCACTGCCGACTGCGTGGTTATCGACAAAGACGGTGTGCTCCACATCATTGACTTCAAGTACGGCGCCGGCGTCAAAGTCGAAGCGAAGCACAACGCGCAGCTCGGCGTCTACGCGCTTGCCGCCATGGCTGAACTAGACCCCGAAGGCATGATGTTCGGCATCGAAAAGGTCGTGCTCCACATCATCCAGCCGCGAATGGACAACGTCTGCGAGTGGGCGGCTGACCGTGCGGCGCTTGAAGGGACTTTCCTCACGAATATCCGCCGCGCGGCCGAGCGTGCGCTCCACCTGGTCGAGCATCCCGAAGACCTGAAGGAGGACTACCCCTTCCTGCCGCTCGAGGGCTCCGGCATGGCGCCAGAAGGCGACTTCGCGATCCCGAACGATCACATCTGCAGATTCTGCAAGGCGAAGGCGACCTGTCCGATCCTGCATCGGTCCACGGTGGAGGCGCTCGAAGCGGACTTCGAGGATCTCGCTGACGGCGCCGAGGCTGAACAAGCCGCGCCCGTCGCGCTCCCGAGCTCGATCCCCGTGCCGACCACGCCCGAGCGCCTGGCGGCCGCATACAGCTGGCTCAAGGTGATTCGCATGTGGTGCGACGCCGTGGAGGGCGCCATGTACGACCGTCTCAACCACCATGGCGAGACCGAAGGCTACAAGCTCGTCGCGGGTCGCCCCGGTCCGCGCAAGTGGACGGATGCCGAAGCCGCCGAGGCTGAACTGCGGAAAGCCCTCAAGGTTGATCAAGCGTATGACCGCAAGGTGATCTCGCCGACCACAGCCGAGAAGCTCCACAAGGCGGGCGAGATCGGACCCAAGTACTGGGCTCGACTCTCAAACCTCATTGGCCGAAGCGACGGCAAGCCTCTGATCGTGCCCAGCACGGACGAGCGCCCCGCGTTGACGCCGCAACTCGAGAACGACTTTGACGATCTCGACCCCAAGGCTGAACAAGCCAATTAAACCCTGTCATTTTTGAAGGAAATACAAATGGCAAAACTTACTGCTGAAGAGCGCAAGAAGCTCCACCTCGTGCTGCGCAAGGTGCGCATCGCCTACCCGGAAGTCTTCGAACCGAAGCACAACGACCTCTCTGGCAAGGACGAGTACTCCGTGCAGGTTCGCCTCTACGAGGACAACCCCGAGCACATGAAGATCGTGGAGATGATTAATGCCGCGAAGGAAGTGGCCGCTAACGCCTTCTGGGGCAGGGACGCCAAAGCCTTTAATGCCCGTGTCGAGAAGATCGACAACAACAAGGGGCTCCGTCACAACGACGAGGGCGGCTTCTACTTCCTGAGCGCCAAGCGCCGTCCCGACCAGCA